ATTCCTTGCTGATAAGCTGATTTAGGCATTACTGTACATAAGCCTATTATATATCCGTGTTCTTCACATTTATATGAAACATAATTAGACGAGCCAACTGAGACTCCATGTCCTGCCATTGTGCCCTGTGGGGTAGGATCTGATGATGCTACGCCTGACTCTGATGTCTGTAATACTTCACTTATGGTGATGGGTGTTGCTGACCCGCCTAAAAATTCTGGTCTCTGTAATCTAGCGTCTGATGATTGTACGCCAAAGTGTGCGAGTATGACTTCTATATATCTTGATCCGCCTCTTGCGTTTCTTTCTAACCATTCTTGTAATCTAAACGCCCTTCTTAAGTCGTTTATGCTTGATGCCGTTGCGTCTGTTAAATCTACTTCTGTATGTCTAGTTATATCTAGTTGTTTCATGTCTGCAAGTGAACCTTTGCTATCTGATAATACACCTGGAGTTCCTGGTATTGATGAAGTGAATAGTGTTGAATTGTCTACACCTGTTCCGTCTGTTTTTTGAAATATTGATGCTAAACTAACGTCATTGTTTCCAGCAGTATTATTAATTAAAGGTGCTGTTGTTCCTAAAGGTATTGTTGCTTCGGGCCCCTTCTGTGTCCATGGTAGAGCTGATGTAAAATAATCATGTTGCCATGCTCTGTTTTGTAATGCATTTATACCGTTAAAGTTATTTGCTCCGTCTGTTGCTTTGTCTGTTATTTTATTTACTAAGTTTTGATCTCTATAGTATTCGTTATATATTTTATTGTATGCCATAAAGGGTAAAGCTGAGAATGATGCTCCGTTATATCCTGCTCCTGATCCGGATGGTAAACCTAGAAAGTCTGCTAGTGTTCCGTTTGCTACTCCGAACGTTCCGTTCATTTCGTATTTTGGAAATACTGGTGGTGTATATCCTGGGTCTGCTGCGTCTTCTCCTCCTGTAATGTATTCTTCCCAATTATCCCATAGTAATCTATTTGGTACAAAGAAGAAGTGGCAATACATTGATGATTCGTGCATTACGGGGGCTATTAAAGGTGCGAACCTTAATAATTGATGTGTTTTTAAATTAAAGCTATCTCCTGGTACGCATTCCATTACGCATGTTGGAGTTATTTTTCCGATTGACATTGAGAATTTTCTCGAATGTGATAAATCGAATGTGTTGTGGTTTGGTCTAGGCATTGCTACCTTACTGAATATACTCATGTTTTTATTTGTTTAATTTTTATACCATTTGTTATAAAAGTGTTCTGCACCTTCTATAATTTCTTTATATTTTGTACTAGCTATTCCATATACTCTAGCCATAACTGATAAGTATAATGGATCTTGTGGTCTTATTTTAAGTTTTGCTAATTCTTTATCTAATTCAGCTAAAGGTACTTTTGCTTGTGCTATGTCTCCGTCTGCTATTGCTTTGTTTGCTTCTGCTGCTACTCTTGCTGCATAATGATTTTTTACTCCTTCTTTTTCAAATTCTTTAATAAAGGTGTCCATAGATGATCGTTTTGCTTCTTCTTCTGCCATTTTTATTTCTGATGATAATAAGCCGTTTATTCTGTCTTTCCTTGCGCCACTAAGGTTTGTGTCTGCTATGTTTTTCATAGCTGCTGTATTCATATTGTTAGCTTGAGCTTGTTTTACTTTTGTATCCATGAAGGGAACCATTGGATTGTCTAGTTGATATTGAGGTGCTTGTCCTGTTAATTGTTTACCGCTTGATATATCGCCAGCGTTTCCTGTTGCTGATCCAGGTGATGATCCGTATATAAGGTTGGGATTTAATCCTGCGTTTTTTAATCTTTCCATTTGTGCTATGGGGTTGTTATATTTATTTACTTTGTCCCACATTGCTTGATCGTATTTTCTTCTTGATTGTTCCATTTGATAATCGTAGAACCTTTTGTCTGATTCTCTTTTTTTACGTCCTATGTTTGATAAGATGTTTGATCCTAATCCGAAGGCTCCTGCTATGACTGATGGGTTGATGGGCATATTTTTTTATTTATTCCCCTCCGCCTGGTCGGGGGAGGGGAGTGTTGTTTATTTTTCTGTTTTTTCTGCTTTTTTGATTGAGTCTAATCTTTTGATTTCGACTGATGCTGTGTTTATTGTTTCAGTTACTCCTTTTATTAAATCATCAAATGATATTAATCTTAATTGAAGTAATCTGAGTTGTTGTTCACATGATACACATGTGCTTAGTACGAGATTTTTTAGTAAATCTTCGTTTTTTAATTCTGCTTCTGTTTTTAATGTATTATTATTGTCCATAAGTGTTGATTTTAATTTGTTATATAATTTATATTATGAAATATAATTGTTTTTTTTTGTAATTGACTATTTTTTTCGTCTTTTTTTAGCACTTTCACTTCGTTTTCGTTTTTTTTTAAGACTTTTTTTATTTTTTGGTGTCAATTAGCACTAATATATCAAGTAGGATATTAGTGCTGATTGCCTACGCTTTCTCTTCGGCTTCTGAGTCTTCGACCTCAGGTTTTTCCTTTAAGGTTTTGTCTCTAACTGAAGAAGGTGTTGCTTGCTTCTGTTCCTCTTTGATCTGTTTTTCTAGATCAAGTTGTTGTTGAATAAGTGATTTTTTATGTTCTAACATATCTGTAAGATCATCGTATCTTGGGATTTCTGTATCGAAATATTCTCCTTTTAGATCGGGAGCTCCTAGGGAGACTCCTCTTGAGTGTCTATCTAGTAATTCTCCGATTGTAAGATTTTGATCTGGTACTGTTAATGATTTACCTGGTTTTCCTTTCCAGGGTGTTCCTTTATACTTTTTGTTGAATTGTTTACGTAGTTTCATAGTTTTGCGCGTTTTAGTTTTAAATGATTTTCTCTTTTTCTTTCGTTATCTATCCATATATCTTTATAAGTTTTACCGTCTATATCAAATAGTTCGGTAAGATCTGTTCCTTGTATTTCTAAGTATTCTAGATACATTTGTTTGAGTTCGTGTTTTTCGAATAATCCGTAATCTCCGTCTTTACGGGTTCTTTTTTCTTTATAATATCGGGGCATTGAAAGTATGTGTCCGTTTTCATGTACTATACATGAAATTTGTCTGTCTTTATAATATTTTGTCATTTTAGGAGTGAGATAACATTCTCCTAATCCTTTAGACATAAGTTGAAAGTCTGGAACTCTATCGTCGTAGATTCCATGTTCTTTATCTATTTGGTGTTTGAAACCGCCTTTAGTAATATAGCCGACAACATAATTGATAGTAGCGAGATTTGAATTGGTAACCATAACATGTCCATGCTTCCAGGTATCTCTAATCTTAGTAGCTGAATTAATAATGTCTTGAGGTATGTTAAATACAATTGCATGATAATGGGGTCTTTGGGTTTTTGTTCCATATTCGCCACATGCGAAATATTTTAGTCTATTTTTTCCTTTTTGAGCTGGTGCTAGTTTTCTAAGACGTTTAAAGAAAGTCTGATAATCTTTCTTAACGAGCGTAGGTAGACCATTTGTTGATAAGGGGGTTTTTTCATAAGTAAGTGTTAGAAAGCATGATGTTTTAGCTTTTTTCTGTTCTTCGTTGATTCTAAATGACCAATGTGATGAGCGCCTTTTAAGGCAAGGGATACATTTACCGCAAGGGACAGGAGTCATTAACTCTTGATTTTTAACATTGAGGTTAGTATTCTTAACCATAAAGGGGCTCATACACTGCATTAACCTAAACTATAAGCGTATACCACCTCTAGATACTCTAAAGGAATTATACTTTTTTGATTTCCTTTTTTGACCAGCTAATCTTTTCTTAAAACCAATGGTCTTGGTTCTAAGTTTTTTTGATGCTCTGAATCCTCTTCTTTTTTTATACATTGTTATTTATTTAAATTGTTGGAGTTCCGAAATAAGGCATTGGTCTTCTTGCTTTTATATTATTATGTAGGTATACATAGAGATTTTCTTCTCCTTCTCCTACTGCAAAGACTCTGTCTACTTCTGACTCGTTACATTCTACAAAGGTTGCGTTTAAGTTAGGTCTTGATGCAAATATTCTTCCCATGTGCCAGAAATCGAGTGTGTCTCTGAATTCTCCGTGGACTGTACTAGGTAGATATTTATATTCTGCATAACGTGGTGTGTAACCAAATACGTCATCGTTTAAGCCATCTGTGGCATCTTGATAAAGTTCTTGATTAAGTATTGGTTGTTCTCCTATATTAGCGAAAGAAGGCCAGAAGTAATCGAATTTATCGTATTTACTAAAGTGTTTTGGTATTCCTTGCTGATAAGCTGATTTAGGCATTACTGTACATAAGCCTATTATATATCCGTGTTCTTCACATTTATATGAAACATAATTAGACGAGCCAACTGAGACTCCATGTCCTGCCATTGTG